TCGAGGTTCAGCTCGAAGACGACGAGAAGGTCTACAGGATCCCGCTCGCGGCTGCCATGCCTTTTGGTCTGCTGGACAAGATGTCCAAAGCGGTCAACACGGAAGACATGTTCACCGCACAGGTGGACATGCTGCGCGAATATATGGGCGACGTCGTGGACAAGCTCCCCGTGGGCGTGCTTTCGGAGATCCTGAAGGCGTGGGGCGAGGAGTCCACAAACACAGCGGGTGCGTCCATGGGGGAATCCTGAGCCTTGTCCAGATAATCAGAGATCATGACAGGGCACTGGAATATGATCTGATGACGAGGACAGGGCGGACGCTCTCGGAATATATGGAAATGGGGGCGGCCGGCAAGGTCGCCCTCTTATCTTTTATCAACTATCTTCCGCCGGATTCGCGTCTGAGAGAGGCGATGGATCCACATGATGAGATGGCGGAATGGTTCACGACTAAGAAGACGAACATTATCCTCGCGGACCTGTTTGACGTGTTCGTGGCATCGAATACAAAGAAGGGCCGCAAGGCTAAACAGTACCCAAGACCGAAGCAGAAGAAACGGATCGGCAGCGGTGCTATCCCGATCAGAGACTTCTGGAGCTGGTGGAATGGGGGTGAATAAATGGCTAATGGTGGAGGAACAGAGGTCGCACGGGCATATGTGACCATTATCCCAAAATCAGACGGCACATCGAATGATGTGATTAATGCCGTAGTCAATCCGATCAATGACAGCGTAAGCGACGCCGGCACAAAAGCAGGCGGGCTGTTCAATAGTAACCTGGGCGCCATGCTCAGCAAATTCGCGGCTCCTGCGGCAATCGGCGCGGCGCTGATCGGCATCGGCAAAGCAGGTTTCGGTGCTTTCGAGGAAGTCCAGCAGGGCACGAACAACCTGATCATCGCGACAGGGGCGACAGGAGACGCAGCAGAGGAACTCAAGGGCGTCTACAAGGACGTCGCCAAGAGCGTTGTTGGAGACTTTGGCGACATCGGATCGGCAGTAGGTGAATTAAACACGAGATTCGGACTGAATGGAGAAGCCCTGGAGGCGGCTTCTGAGTCCGCAATGAAATACGCAAAAGTCACCGGACAGGATGCCACGGCGGCCGTGCAGGACGTCGCGAAGATGATGAACAACGCAGGCATCGATGCGAGCGAGTACGGAGAAGTCCTGGACAAGCTGACGGTGGCCGGGCAGGCTTCCGGAATCAATGTCAGCAAATTGGCGCAGTCGGTCAATTCCAACGCGGCGAGCTTCAAGGAACTGGGATTCAGCACTGATGAGGCGATCGCAATGCTCGCCCAGTTTGAGAAGAGCGGCGCTGACACGTCCGGGATTCTTGCCGGAATGAAAAAAGGCGTTGCGAACTGGACAAAGGAAGGCAAGAGCGCAAAAGACGGTTTTGCAGAATTTGTACAGGGAGTTGCGGACGGATCTGTAACGAGTGCGGACGCGATCGAGCTGTTCGGCGCGAAGGCAGGCGTCACCATGTTCGACGCGGCCCAGAAGGGCCAGCTGTCGTTCGAGGACATGTATGCAGCCATTGAAAACAGCTCCGGAGCACTCGACAGTGTGTACAACTCCACGCTGACCGCATCGGAAAAGATGGACCTCGCGTGGAAGAATGTGAAGGTGGCAACAGCGGATGCATTCGAGCCGCTGGTCAATATCGCATCCGAAGGGCTGACGAACATAGTGATCCCTGCGATCCAATCGGCAAGCGAGGCGGTCAGTAACTTCATGGCTTCTGCGAGCGAATACTACAACGCGTACATCGCTCCCGTCGTGGCGCAAGTGATGACAGTGATCGCGCCCGTGATCGAGAGCGTGAAGGCGTCGGTCATGGACGGCATTAACGGGATAGGAAACACGTTCAGCGCTGTCATGCCTGCGATCCAGCAGCTCATTCAGGACGTGTGGCCTGATATCCAAAGCATCGTTATGACTGCAATGAATATCATCCAGCAGGTCGTACCTCCGGTATGGAATGTTATCCAGAACGTCATATCGACGGTCATGGCTGTGATCAGAACAGTTATACAGACGGTGTGGCCAATCATCACGGCGGTGATCAGGACGGCAGTGAACACGATCAAAGATCTGCTCACTGGTATCAGCACGGTGATCACCAGCGTAAAGAACACATTTAACAGCATCAAATCAGCAATCACAGGCCCGATACAGACCGCGAAGGATACAGTCAAGCGGGCTATAGATACGATCAAGGGATTCTTCCCGATCAGCGTCGGTAAGATCCTGGACAACATCAAATTGCCGCATTTCAGCGTTGATGGCGGTGAGTTTCCTTATGGGGTAGGCGGAAAAGGCTATATGCCGTCGTTTGACGTCAGCTGGTACAAAACAGGCGGTATCTTTGACAATGCCTCCGTAATCGGCGTCGCTGAATCAGGGCCAGAGGCCGTTGTCCCTCTTTCGGGCGAACGGATGAGACCTTTCGCTGAGGCTGTGGCAGACGCAGAAGAGGAAGACTATGACGCACTTTCGAATGCAGTATACAGAGCTGTATCCGCAGCACTTGATCACTTTGATATAAAACTGCAGATAGGCAGCCGTGAGTTCGGCAGGGCCCTGAGGGAGGCGGGTGCACTAAGATGAAAACACAGATAAAGTATATTGCCTCTTCCGGGAACATGTACGACTTAACTACCCGGGATATCCTGCACAGAAAGGCGAATTACTTCGACTGGACGTGGAAAGTGGAAGGCGCAAAAAAACAGTATGGAAGCCGCGTCTCGAGAGTCTCCCGGGAGGCGGCCCAGTATGAGCCGGAACTGATCTTTGGCAGGAACCAGAAGAACCTGCGCCAGACCATCCAGGCGCTGCACAATGATTTTGAAAACGACATGCGGAGACTGCAGCCGGGACGGATCGTATGGGGTGACTGGTATATCGACTGTTTTATCAACGCGTCTAAGGTCGACAACCTCAGTTTCTGGAAATGGATAAGCAATAAGATACAGATCTATGCGCCTTATCCATTTTGGATCAAGGAAGACAAGATCGTTCTCTCTTCCAGTATCGAGACATCGGCGGGGTTTTTGGATTATCCGTACGACTACCCCTATGATTACACGGCTCCGGTCATCGGAGAGAGGATCATCCGGTCGGATTCACTGTTTACGTCCGAATTTACAATGGTGATCTATGGAGAAACAGTCAATCCGAGAATCGTGATCAACGGGCACCCATATGTCTTGTACACCACGATCCCGGCGGGGGCCTACGTCATCATTGACTCCAAACAGAGAACGATCATGATGTACGGAAGCAACGGCCAGAAGACGAACATTTTTGACTTTAGAAACAAATCGGACAGCATTTTCGAGAAGATCCCGGCCGGGAACCTGAGGATCACCTGGGACGCATCTTTTGGTGTGGACCTCACGATCTTCCGGGAGAAGTCCGAACCGGAATTTGAGGAAATTCAATGAACGACATCATCGTAGCAGCTCCGGACGGAACAGAGCTCCGGAGCATGCTCTACAGTGAATATGATTTCGAGATCGGCGACGAGGAGAACAGCTTCCTGGTGACTATGCCGCGCGATGAGTGGGAGGCCATAGCCGACGACTCACGGATATACATTCCAGGGACGGAGTACGGCGGGCTGTACAAGCGCCTGGAATCCGACACAAAGGACAACTCTGCAGCTGTAGGCGGCCTGACGTGGCGAGGGATGATGCAGCATAAGATCATCGAACCTCCTGCCGGACAAGATTATGCGGTGGACTCCGGAGAGCTCAATGCGATCCTGGGCCAGAGAGTGGCTGCGAAGTTCCCAGGGCTGTTCACAGGATCCTCAGAGTCCACAGGAGTGACGGTCACGTACCAGTATGCGCGATATTGCTCGCTGTATGACGGGCTCAAAGCTATGCTCAAGAGCGCGGGGTACAGGATGGAGATCCAGTACGACCAGGAGATGCGCAAGGTCGTCGTTTCTGCGGTCCCGATCGTGGACTACAGCGCGGAGATCGAGTACTCGAGTGATATGAATGCCGACTACTCGATGAAGCTCGACCGGACAGGAGTTAATCATCTGATCTGTTTGGGCTCCGGAGAGCTGAAGGACAGGATCGTGGAGCACCTGTATGTGGACGGCGACGGAGTGATCAGTCAGACGCAGACCTTCTTTGGCGAGAACGAGATCGCGGAGATCTACGACTACGCTGGGGCCTCCAGAGAGGACCTGATCCAGTCAGGAGCTGAACAACTCAAGGGTGATCTCGCCCGGAATGAGTTCCGGATCGTCCTCGAGTCTGAACGTGAGGTCGCCGTCGGCGACATCGTGGGAGCGCGGGACTACATCACCGGGTACACGGTAACGGCGCCGATCACGACTAAATTAATCAAATGCGAGGAAGGCTTCGTCAATATTGAATACAAGCTGTCGAACGACGTGGAGATCGAGCAGATCCCGGCCATGATGATGGCCCTGGCGGTCAGCCCTGACTCAGAGGAAGCAGAAGCCTCTCAGGAAGAAAAGGAGGACGAAACATGAACATAATCACAGGATATAGGGGCGAGCCGCATGTAACGTCTCAGCAGCTGAGAGACACGAACATCGGCACGTTCGGGGGCGGCGCATACATCCTTGACGTCGGGTCCCAGATGGCTGCGACAGTGATCAGCGCGACCGAAGTGCAGATCGCTGACGGACTGCTCGTGGCGGAGGGCTGTACGGCAGAAGTCGCAAGAGGCACTACGGAGAGCATGACGATCGAGAACGGATCACAGGGCATGCTGAGAACGGATCTGATCGTAGCGAGATACACGAAGACGGCGAACACTGCAGTCGAAGCCATGGCGCTGGCAGTCGTCAAAGGCACTCCGGCAGCGAGTAATCCGGCAACGCCTGCATACAACACCGGACTGATCGCAGATGGCGACAGCCCCGTCGACTTCCCGCTGTATAAGGTCAATATTAACGGCATCAGCATCACATCAGTAGAGAGACTGGTGGACGTGGTGAGCATCAATGGGAAGTTTGATGATGTCGGCACACGGATAGACGGAGTGGAAGCATCCATCTCAGCGATCCGCACGGACATGGGCAACGTCAAAATGAAAGCGGTCATCCGTCAAGATGTCACTCTCCCCGCGGGCGGAGGGGGAACATCACAGACGGTTGTCAGTTTTGAAGACTATCTGCCTAGCAATGCGCTTCTTGTAGGCGTTGACATTACGATGGGCGATTTCCACTTTCCATATGTGAGAGATGGTAGACCTGCTACATGGGTAGCAAAGAAGTGGGAGAGAGCAGTCAGAATCGACAACACGACGAGCCCGTGGCCGGCTGACCAATACATCATGTACGCCACTCTTTTCTACGTGGAGGGCAACGCATGAGAGCTATCGCAAAGGAAGATAGGAGGTGAAGTAATTGTCTTTAATTAACGTTGAGAAAACTATAACACTTGATGTCTACGACCATGACACTACTCCTTCCGTCATTAAGACCATACAGCTTGATACGGGCACACGTACTGTTTATGCGGTGATTCAGAACTCAAGGCAGGATTATGATATTGGACAGAATGCCTCAGTGAGTTTGACTGTACTGAGGCCTGACAAGACCAAGGTGCAGATTACCGGTGAGACCTTCGTCAGTTACACTGGAGCAGATGGCAATACGTATGGCGCCAAAGCAGAACTGTCTGATGTGGCACTTGCCGTCAAAGGCAATCTGAAGGCTCAATTTAAAATTACAAGTGGTGAGCAGGAACTGAGGACCGAAATCTTTGCCATCAACAATGGTGAGGCGCTGGACGCAGGAGACGGTGACTGGGCAGGGGATTTAGACGGTCACAACCTCGATGAGATGGCTCAGGACATTGAGGATACAAAGACTGCTGTCACTGAAATGGAGTCGGACATTAGTGAGTTAAAGAGCGGTTTAAGTGATGTCGATATTGCTATGCGTAAAGTCCCGTCAATGGCAAGCGGAGACGGTGATGCTGACTTATATGTTTCTGATGATTCGGGAAACGCTCTTGCTAAATTCCTAGACGGTGGGTTTCAAGTCAAAAAATTCAAAGGGTTTGATTTCATAACTTTTCAGTCAGAATCCAAAGTATACACAGGCACTGAACTATCGTTCGTGATTACCCGTCATTTTTCAAAGGGTGACAGGATCGTTCTCCACATGGAAAGAGGGGCAATGCCGTGGGAGTATGGCGCTTATGTTACATACACTGCGGGACAGACTGTTGTTGTAGACAACTGGAGAGGTGACTGCGCATGGCTTGAATACACTCTTACAGAAGATGTTGACAAGATTACAGCGGTATATCCTGCCAATTCCAACTTTGTTCCGAGGTCGACCAATATCACATTTGAGGTATCACTTTTAGGCGATGTGCCTATTAGACCAACCGTGGTCACTGTCAAACAAGACGGCACAGGCGATTTTACGACATTGCGTGGGGCATTGGATTACATTGGCACAAAAGCTAATGATGTTCTTAATCCTTATCGGATTGAGATTTATCCCGGCACATATGACGTTCTTGCAGACTATACAGATGAAGAAATCGAATCAGCGGCGTACACGCAGACGGATTTTGTGGGACCCAAACTGCTTAACGGCATGTATCTTATTGGTATGGGTGCTTTTCCCGAGGAAACTGTGCTGACTGCATCTCTCGATCCGGATAAATGGAGCAACACAATTCGTGGTGCTATTTCAACTCTTAATTGTCAAGGAACAGGCGGATTTGAGAATCTGACGATTGAAGCACATAACATCAGATATTGCGTACATGATGATTACCACACTCCGCTCAAGAAGAAGCCCAAGAGACTTGTAAAAAACTGTATTTTCCGTGGTTACAATATCTCATATACGCCGGGACATACATACGGAGCATCAACAACGTCAAGCGGGTGCGATTTTGAGTTTATTAATTGCGATTTCGGCGAAATAGCGTTAGTCCATACACTTCCTACAATGCAGTTTAGACCTTACATCCATTTCACAAACTGCACGGGATCTGGGTTTATGATTGGAGACTATGAAACAACTTCGGTTGAGGCAACTGGACGCTATGTATGCAGGCTTGATGGATGCGGATTCCCTTGGATAAAGAACAGCTTAGATAGTGATGGTGCGGTATCCCATGCTCTCATATGCGGAAGTGGGAGTCGTTCTCCTTTATATCAACTGCCTGTGGGGACGCCATATCTGACCGATGATGTTACGGTAGTCCCTAATGTGCTACTACAATTTACTGGCGGAGTGGGAACGGTTGTCGAGCGATATTCTGACACAGGACATGGGCCGAGATTTAGACTTGCTACATCTGCTAAAACGGCGGATGGAGTTGTAGTATATCAAGATGACAACAACACATACATACAGACCAGAGGATACGTCAAAACAGATAGAACGAACCTCACGCAGTTTGTGCTAGGCGATTATGTTGGATTGTCAGACGGGTCTATGGTTGTCGTGTCTGATCCTGCTGACGCTTTTGCGCAGATTAGATACATAGACGCAAGCGGATACGGCTATTTGATGCTGAAGGGGGTATGACATGAATGTACTAATGTTAAAAAACGTGGATTTCAGCGCAAATTGCCTTGAAACAATAGAACTGGACAGAATCCACACAGAGAGCATTTCGGTCAGCCCGACAACGCTGACTTTTGATACCATCGGCGCAACTGCACAGATCAACGCAACGGTTTCTCCTTCAGATTCAGAGGACAGCATTACGTTCCGCTCGACCGATGAAAATGTGGCAACGGTATCTAACACAGGTCTTGTCGAGATTGTCGGCGTCGGAACGTGCAACATTATCGCAACATCGTATAACAAGACTGCGACTTGTGCGGTATCAGTTGCCGTAGAGTTAATTTGCAATAGATACCGCAGTACCGTTGCCAATTCGGCGGCTCCTTCGAACATGCTCACAACATTAAGCACGGCGTCACAAGCAGGAGTGATGGACGCGTTCATGCTCATGTGTAACGGGGAATCGGAGTTTAATCACCTTATGATTGAATACAATATGACCGCATTGAAAGATGGGGTGTATGTTGTTCAGTTGCCGTCAGAAATGGATACTACACGCAAACGTATATACGGCGTTACTGGTTATCCGATTCCCGCCATACTTCCAAACAACACATCAAAGATACGGTGCATAGCACCAACAGCCAACTATGCGGTTTATCCTTTGATTTTTAAACATGACGTAGAAGCCTATGAATCGGGGAGCATGACTATTAACAGAGGGCATTACTCTCCTGCTAGAGTTCTAGTAAGTTCTCAGGCTAATTACGATTATGTATTCCAAACCGTCACCGATATAGATATTCCAAGCGGATATGATTCTGTGGCTATTTCATTTAAATCAAATGGGACAGATTCAGATTTTAGGAGCATGAGCGAGTCCATGCTGAATGAGTTCAAGATTATTTGTATGTAACTCACTTAAAGCAAACTTTAAACGAGATACCGCCCGTCACGGTAAGAATATGACGGACTTGTAAGTATTAACCAGAGGGCAGAGGAATCTGCTCTCTTTTCTTTTATGAGGGGATATGCCAATGGACGAATTCGTACCCCGTAGTGAATACATGGAGCGCATCGGACGCTCTGATGACAGGATGAGAGAGTTTGACCGAAGATTAGCCAAAGTGGAAGAATTTGGAGACAAACTCCAGTCGATGGCTATCTCCCTTCAGGGTATGGTTGTGACTCTCCAGTCCATGCAAAAGGAGCAACAGGAACAGGGCGAACGGCTGAAGAAGATTGAGGAAGAACCCGCTGATAATTGGCGTAAGTTCATTTGGACGGCGTTTGCGTGTGTAGTTACTGGCGTTGTTGGATATTTCTTAGCAAAAGGGGGCATCTAATGTTTAAGATGAGCAACGAAGTTTATGACATTCTCAAAGAGATAGCGCTTACCATCTTGCCTGCGCTGGCAGTCCTGTATGCTACTCTTGGCAAGATTTGGGGCTTCCCGTATGTAGGCGAAGTGCCTGCTACGATCATGGCTATTGATACATTTCTTGGTGTGTGCCTGCACATCTCCAATAGTGAATATCAGAAAGAGGGTGGCAATCAGTGAGCAAAATCACGATATGGATTCCGTCTATGCCACAACGCTCTTATTCCTACCGCAGAGGTGACTGTCAGGTCATACATGACGACAACCACAACTGTATCATCATAGATGGCGGGGAGGATGACATCTGCAACAAGGCGATTAGTTACTGCAAGAGCCACGGCATCACGCACATAACATACATCCTCAGTCACTGGCACTATGACCATGACAGGGGCATGAAGTTACTGCTGGATTCGTCTCTGATTGTGGACAAGATTTACTGCCCGCCGCCGAGTGACCTCACCAAACTCCGGGACAGTGACGCGCGGGACGATTACAGCCGGGCATCTCAGCGGATAGCGCAGGCCACGAATCTGCATAAGCCTATCACCTATCCGCCTGCTGACAAATACACCGACATCAAGGTTGGCTCGATCGTCTGCCGTATCTGGAGGCGGTCTGTAAGGCCTTCAGAAAATGTAGACTATCAGGTTAATAACACGTCTCTCTGCTGTTATTTCCCTGACCTCTATTACGCCACGACAGGCGACACGATCAACGCCTTCGACACGTTCCTCGGCACGAAGCCCGGACCGATTACGGTCTTTAAAATCCCGCATCACGGTAACGCCTGCACGAACAACCCGTGCAGTCTGCTGAAGAATGCAGGCGCTAAAATCTGCTGGTATAATCATGCAGAAGCGTATGGCGTCAGCATCGGCGGCGATTCGTTCTCGAAGTGGGGCGCGGGCTACTGCAAGAACCATTTTATCTGCCTGCGTCCGTTTTACGAGATAAGCATGACGGCAGCGGGCAAGAAGCTGACGATCACGCAGAACGGCTCCAGATGGTCCTATGACATCCCGTATACCGGCACAGTGCCGGAAGGATGGGTGAAGAATGTCAAAGGCTGGTGGTATCAGTTCTCAGACGGCAGCTGGGCGGTTGGCTGGAAGAAGCTGACAAAGGACGATAAATTCGGCTGGTATTATTTCGATGAAAACGGCTACATGGTCACGGGCTGGGTTAAGGTAAACGGATACTGGTATTACCTTGACGCTGACGGCCTGATGCTCACAGGGTGGCTCGAGTATAAGGGGCGTAAGTGCTATCTGGACGGGTCCGGCAAGGCACTCTGTAACTGCACTGTCACTATCGACGGGAAGCTGTGGCGGTTCGATTCGAGCTGTTATGCGGAAGAGGCGGACGGTGCGCCCAAAGCGGACACGAAGCCCCACATTAATCAGAATCCGAACTTCAAGGGCTACAACGTCGGCAGGCGTAACGATCCGATCATGTACATTGTAATCCACTACACGGGTGCTGAGGGCACCGCAAAGAACAATGTCGATTATTTCAACGGCGGGAACAGGAACGCTTCCGCTGATTTCTTTGTAAGTCAGAATGGCGAGATTTGGCAGTATAACCCCGACCTCAAGCGCTACTATTCCTGGCACTGCGGAGGCGGACGGCAGTCGAGCAAGGGCGGCACGTTCTACGGAAAATGCAAGAACGCCAACTCCATCGGCATCGAACTCTGTACGCACAAGGGCGCTGACGGGTGGATCTTCTACGACGCGACCATCGAGGCGGCGAGGATCCTCGTCAGGTACCTGATGGAGGAGTACGGCGTGAAGCAGGCGAACGTCATCCGGCACTTTGACGTGAACGGCAAGTATTGCCCAAATGTCTACGGATGGCTCAGCCCGTCGACCAAGTGGGACAAATTCAAAGCGAGTTTGTCGGAGTCTACGACCTATGATGACCGACCGCAGATGTACCGCGTGCGGAAGTCATGGGCGGAAGCGGACACGCAGAAGGGCGCGTTCTCGTCACTAGACAACGCGAAGAAGTGCGCAGAGAATTGGGACGGCTACCATGTATTTGACAACAGCGGTACAATGATTATCTAATAGTGAGGAAAATGTCACTGCATGCACACATTTTTCATATGGGCGGGGCTGATGCTCCGCTCTTTTTTTGTTGGATTGGAATGTATTTTGGCACAACTGCCATATACGTACGTATACACGCTGACCTTGTGCGGGTTCGACCCCCGCTGCCGGCAGATATGAAAGAAGCCCGTAGATAAAGGAAATTCTCAAAAAATCCTTTATTTACGGGCTTTTCTTTATTCACATCTGATTAACATATCGTCACATCTGACGATGATTTACCCATATTTGAACATCAATTTTGGAACGGATTTTGGAACGCCGAAGCGGCAACCTGCTCCATCTCAATCGCCTTGTCTGAGAGAGCGTGACGGTAGACGTTCTGCATTACAGAGGATGACGCCCAACCACCACGCCGCATGATGTATTCATCCGGCACACCTTGAGCGTGAAGGTATGATGCGGAAAAGTGTCGGAGCGAGTGGAAGCAGTAGGGCGGGTCGATCTCGAGCGAGTGCATCTTCCGGCGGAGTCGGTTGGTGATCTCGTTGGGCTTGAGAGTCGTGATCCGCCCATTCTCCCGGATGCGATCGGCGACGAAGTGGGGTAGGAGGACGTCACGGTTAGAGGTAAGCGTCTTCGGGGGCTTTACGATCCATGTGCCGTCAGAAGTGAGCACCATGTCTTTCGTGATGTGGATGACGTCGCCGTGCAAGTCGTCAATGGTGAGTGCGGAGATTTCGCCCCGACGCAGACCGCCGTAAGCGCCGAGCATCACGGGGATCTCCATTTCGCTGTTACGGAAGACTTCCACAAGCCCGGCGACTTCTAATTCTGTTGGAATGGCGATATGCTTTTGCTTTTGATTTCGATATTTCACTTTATACTTCCTTTCTGTCGCCGTTTGCAAAAAGTGAACATAATTTCTTTGGGTTTTCGGAGTTTTGAGAGGTTTGATTATGTCCTGCACGTCCTTGTCAGTGAGTGCTACGACCCGCTTCTGCGCTATCATCGGATTCCGCTTGCGGATTGCTCTCACAATGCTCTCGTAAGCCCGCAGAGTGGACGGGGAGAGCGTTTCGGAGCGTTCCGTGATAAAATCCTCAAGGCATTTGTATAACGGCGGATTCTGGACGTTCTCGCGGCATTCCGCGGCAAAAGCGGACGCTTGACGCATGACGGTCTTGCGGTCGGAATCCGTGAAAGAATAGGCCTGTCCGTCAATCATTACTCTGACGTTCCAGGCGCCGGATTTTAGCTTGCGGGCTTTCATTCTATCCCCTCCATTCTCTTGAACACTTCAAGAATCAGATGCACGTTGTCCGCCTTCCCGTGCATCGCAAGTCGTACTAATTCCGCCTGTTCTTTTGATACAGTCGCGCCATGCTTAACTCCATTTTCTTCCATCAAATCTGAGCGCGTGCAGTTGAGGTATGCGCAAATCTTGTCTACCATATCTGGGCGCGGGATGTGTTGTGCGTTCATCCATGACGACACACGGGACTTTCCAACACCCAAATATCGAGCCATGTCTGCGCCATTCTTGTCACGTTCGTGCATTATTCTCCGCAAATTATTGGCAAACACTTTGTTATATTCACTCTTTACGACCATCCCCTTACCCTCCTTTTCTGTCTTGAGTATAGCATAAAAAAGTGAACAAAGTTCAATTCATGTGTTGACAGTTCACTTTTACTGTACTACAATAGGGCTCAGTTGATGCGAAAACACCGAAAGGAGGTGAGAAATTGGGACAGTTATCAATGAAAGCATGTCGGATTAATGCGAATCTGACGCAGGCGGAAACAGCCGATAAAATGGGCATTTCTCGCGAATATTACAACAAGCTGGAGAACGGAGAAGCACCGATGCAAACATACATGCAGTACGCATTTTCACATGTTGTTGGCATCAATTTGGAGCATATTATTTTCCCTACAAAGTCCAGTAAAAGTGAACCACAGAAACAGGAGGAATGATGATTAAGGTTATTGATGACTGGTACATCACAGTCGATTCGTATCCGACCAACTACACAGTAAGGCGCGGAGAGGGTAAGAAGGACAAAAACAACAAGTGGCTCGACAAACCAAAAGGGTACTTCAATTCGCTGAATGGAGCGGTTAAAGAGATTAGACAGTTAATCATAGCGGAACACCTCGAAAACGGCACGGGAACGCTAGAGAACGCTTTGGACACTATCTCAGAGGTTGACGCCCGCTTTGAAAAACTCATAGCAAGGATTAAAGCATGACCTGCGAAGAATGCCCGCTCCGGGAGAGATGCTACGAGCGCAGAGGAATCTGCCTCGACTGCATCCGATACATGGAGCGGATAGAAAGGATACGGAAACAAATTGAAAAGCTCAATGAAACTAAAACGGTATCTGCCGAAATCGCCATTCCCGCCGACGAAGGCGACATATAAGAAGCCAGTGGTCGGTGACACGTTCAAGCACATGCGAGTGGTGGAAGTACCGTCAGCTTACAACCCAAAGCC